GACGACAACCTCTATGCCGTAAACTACAATGTGCTTCGCATTGAAAATGGTATGGGTGGTCTTCTTTACTCGAACTAAATCTTCTCCGCATTTATTAAAAGATGTTTTGGACAGTAGTATTTCTCCTTGCCATCGTTTTTGTATTGACGTACGATCCTAACTCCAGGACACTCGAAAAGTTTGTTGGTCAGCCCACGCAACCAACAAGCAAATCGTGTGAAAATACGCATTACGAAGCCGTTCAATTTGCCCAGAGCCCGTACGAATGCCCCGCCGTTGGTAAAACCCAAATGGGTGTAGTGATGTAGAAAGCTTAAAAAGAAAATGACATTTTCTTTTATAAATGGTTCCCGTGAACAAAGACACTGTATTCATTGTCGCAGCGATTGTTTGCGCAATTGGTATAATTTTCCTGTTTAAAGAGTTGAACAAGGCTAAGCAGGATATTGATAATTTCAAGACTTTCTCAGCCCAGGTCGTCCGACATCTTGCCCCACCCCCAGAACCCGTTGTTGAATCGGTACCAGTTCCTGTACCAGAAAAGAAGCTTGAAAGTGTCGAAGAGGTCGATGAGAAATCCGAGGAATAATCATATCCCCTTATTATAACTTGCGAATGCGCAATGAAGAAGTACAAGGCAATCGCAGTACCGGTTAGTTTTATCGACGGGAAGCCAAGGTTTCTCACGGTAAGAGATTGGAGATTTAAAGATTGGATTTTCGTCACAGGTGGGTGTAGACGAAGAGAGATTTACAATCCTCTAAGATGTGCCTTGAGAGAATTAGAAGAAGAGACCCGGGGTGTGGTCTCATTAAAACAGGGTGAATATACAGAGTTTAAGTTTATACACAAAGAGAGTCCGACAGTTGACCTAGAATATAATGTATTCATATTTTTCGTCAACTACAATAGGGCTGAACAACAGACACAAATTCGTAAATTTTATGAAGAAAAGCATAAAACACAAATCAAAAAAATGAACAATCAACCTATTCGTAAAACACACGATGAAAACGACTATATGAGTTATGATACCCTCGAAGAATTTAACACACGTAAAAGATGGAAACTAATTATTGATAATGTTATCAATAATCCTCAATTCTATGCATGTGTAAGTTCTCACAATAGAAAAACCTTCTGTATTAAATAATGAAGTCCAAGGCTTTTATTTTAAGACAGATTGGTGAATTACTTGACAAGAATAGGGGACTGTGTGAACAGGAGATTCAACAGTGGGTCAAAGATAATGAAAATAAGACGGTTTACGAACTGCTCACTTTTAAAAAAGAACTTTCTCAAACTCAAGAATACCAGAATGTGTCGTGTATGAAGTGGTTTAGAGATGAAGAACAAGAATAAGGTATGTTTAAGAATTGGTACGTTTCCCAGAAATTCAATAATGCTACCAATCTATCACATGTGCTCATGGACGGGGGTAAACTCTCAGTGCCATTTGATAGATTGAATGAATTTTACGATAAGTATATAGAGTCTGTAAAATCTGGTGAGAAGATTTACGTTGTCGAACAGAAGAGTGAGACCTATAACTTTTTCGTTGATATCGACTACAAAGATGTCGATCCCCTAGGTATTGACGAAATCCACGCTATATCTAAAAATATTTGTGAGACGGTCAAGATTCATGGTGGTAAAGAATGTTTAGTTTCTCTATCACCACCAAAGAAATCAGGCAACCTAATAAAAACTGGTGTCCATCTGAATTGGCCAGGTTTTGTGGTAGACCAGGGTTCAGCGATTGCACTTCGTGAACATATTCTCGTGTCTCTTTCTAAATTCAAAGGTGATACAGATTGGAATGAAATTATAGACGCCTCGGTGTATGGAAGTCTTATTAGAAAGGCGAAAGGGAGTGGCTTCAGGATGCCATGGTCTTATAAACGGGCAAAACATGAAGCCTGTAATGGTAAGGGTTGTACAGGGTGTGAACATGGTAAAGTAGACCAATTGGCGTACCTACCAATTTTCATTTACACCCGAGAACCTTTGTGTACACTCATGAGAATAAGTCAGGAACCAACGGTTAAAATTCTTAAAATGTCGGCGGTGCGAACAGACCAACCCACAACTGTATCAATTGAACCACCTTCAGTAACTATCAAAGTCAAAGAGGGTTCCTTTTCAGAAGATGAGACAAAAGATGAAATACACGATGAGGAAGTAAAGAATCGTATCGAAACGTTCGTTCGTAAACACCTAGAAGGACAGGGTGATGCCTATATTAATAAAATTTTCAAAATGAAGGATACATTTTTAGTTGGAACAACCTCCAAATACTGTGAAAATTTAAAACGAAGTCATGGTTCTAATCATGTATGGTTTATCATCAGTGGAAAAATGATTCTTCAAAAGTGTTTCTGTCGATGTGAAACCATCAGGGAGCGTCGTGATGGTTTCTGTAAAGATTTTTGTGGTAGAAGACACCAATTAACGAGTGATATCGTTGAAAAACTTTACCCTAAAAAGGAGGATATCAGTAAATGCCCAGAAATCAAAAAGTTTGACGAAAAGCCACCAATTAAACGGATGGAAGTAAAACCAGACCTTGAAAACTATATTAACACCAATATGAAAACAGAGGGTGACACCCGTATAGCGAATATAACTCGAAATGATAAGAATAACACCTTTTTGGTAATGACAACTTCTACATACTGTGAAACAATCTCAGGTGAACATGAAAACAAGACTATGTCCTATGATATCAGGAAAAACAAAATAAAACAGAAATGCCCGGTATGTAAGAAGAGTAAGGCTAGAGAACATATTTTACCCTCTAAAATAACCAACAAGTTGTTCCCTAAAGAGACTTAAACAGAACGGTACTTAAAGTAAGTAAATGGTAGCTAGTACTCGTTCACGATTTGGTAGGGTTATAAAGAAACCAGCTCTTTATGTACCTATAGAAACTGTTTTAGATGACGATTACGCTACAGATGAACATGAAGACACAGACGGTGAGTCAATTATAGACACCGAAGATGAGTGTAATTCAGAGGATGAAAGTGATGATGAAGATGCAGATGACAATGGCAATCTCCAAGATTTTGTAGTGAATGACGAAGATGCGAGTGAAAGTGAGAGTGAGAGTGAGGAAGAATCAGCTTAAAAAAAACAGCAACTATATTAGAAATGGAAACTGACATCGGTAATCCCATTGAGTATAGCCCAAACATGGACCCTTTAATTCAGGAGAAGAATGAAGATAATACTGAAGAGTTGGTACAAGACCAACCATATTATTATCATCCCAGTGAAATGAATTATCCCCAACAACAACCCCAAACAGGAAAATTTGACCCTTTTACCGATGTTGATAAATCTACATGGATCATTGCATTTGCAGTGTTTCTTTTAGGTTTTTTCATGGGTAAAACTATGCAACCTGTTATCCTCAGATACACCTAATCACTTACTAAGGTCTCTTATACGAGTCGAAAGTTTTGTATCAGTATCCTCGTACATGTCATTATTAACACCCTTTTGCGGAAATCCACTTAACCAATGGTCTTCTGCAACAGTTGAATACGCAACAAATGTACCGATATCACCATACCTGGGAGGAATGCCATCCCGTCCAAAAAGAATAGGACCCCGGAGAGTATCTTCGACAAATCCATCAGTTGTTGAAGCTTCAGCCTCTGAGTTAGAACTTGTTTTGTTTTTTAAATTGTATTTTGGTTTAAAAAACAAAATAAAGAATGCCCCGACTAACAATATAGTTATAATTAGACGAAGCATGATTATTTAATGTATATGAATATTATTTACGCGGATGAAACTTCAGGCTCTCCCTCCTCCTTGACTTCCTCCAACTTAGCATCTGTGGAGGCAGCTTCTTCCTCTCGCTTCCTCTGGCGTTCCTTCATCTCCTCAGCGACAACCGCATCAGCTTGCTTTACAAGTTCCTCCATAGGGGTATCCGGCTTTTCCTTCTTGAGACGCTCAAGAACCTCCGCGGGGTGAGAAATGGGAGCCTCATCTGGCTTGTTGTAAAACTGAGAGTTCTCATCACCAGCTGAGAAATTACTCTTGATTTGCGACATACCCTGTTTGCGTTCACTGAACATACGAGCCGCCTGTGATTGGTTCTCCTTGTAGCCAGACATGATCTCTTCAAGTTTTTCATTACTGTAATGCACATCCTCAATCTTGTCAGAGTCGGGAGGAATCAACAACCATTTGTAGAGGTCTACAACATAAATATCAAACGTGCCATCCTCCTTTTGGAGACGCTTAGCGTGATTGGCAGCCTCGTCACGGGTAGCGAAAGCACCACGGATCTTAATACCAAACTTTTCATTCTTCTGAGGACATTCGGGTCCAACAATAGAGAGACAGGCAAACGCTTGTCCAGGTACAGTAGTGTAATCGGTTTCGAGAGACATTATATCTATCTAAGGATTCTAAACTTTAAGCCTAGCTTAAAAGTATAATTACACATATACATATCATGCATAAGTATTGGGATAAACAACCTGTTCCCCGAGACGATACCACACCAGGTGAAATTGAGAAAACACGCGACGTTTCAAAAAAGACTACAAAACTTCCAGATGAATTCGTGTGGTCATCGTGTAGTCTCAAAGAAGCGCATACGTTTTTAAAAGAATACTATGTTGAAACAAATAAATTCAAATTATGCTACACTCCAGAGATTCTTAAATGGTCGATAGATGATAGTATAGCTGTTCGTAAAAAATACACAAATGAACTTATTGGGTATATTGCGAGTACACCAATAGATTCACGAGTTGAACATGAACAATTGAAGATGACACAGATAGATTATCTTTGTGTACATCCATCATATCGAACCGTCGGACTTGCCCCCATCTTAATAACAGAAATTAAGAGGCGTGCAAATAAGAATGGTATTTGGCAGGCTATTTACACCGCGCATACTAAAATACCGACACCCATAACCAAATCGTGTTACTGGCACAGGTTTTTAGACGTTCAACATCTTGTACAGATTGGTTTTCACCAAACACATAGATTCAGTGAGAAATTTTATGAAGTTCGCGGACCATGTAAACATCTGTGGCGAAACATGACTACCGAAGATATTCCTAAAGTGACTCGAATTCTACAGGAATATTCTAAAAAATTTAAAATTACACACATTATCGATGAACAGTATGTGAAAAAAAGGGTATTACCAATACACTCGTATGTGAATGATACGAGTGATGATTTCATTTCATTTTACGAAGTTCCATATGAACGCTCGGATGGTTCAGGTGTTGTTAAACAGGTGTATAGATACTTCATGGTTGGTGATGTGTACAATGACGCCTTTCTTATTGCTAAAAATTTAGGGTATCATGTATTTAATAGTGCCGAAGTTGGTGTAAATATAAATACACTTGAAAAACATAAATTTATGAAAGGGAATGGATATGTATACTACTACTTGTTTAATTGGCACCTTAGTGAACCGAT